GACCTAAAAATGCTCGAATTACCAACAATGTATTTGAAAACATAGAACTACAAGGTATATATGTAGGGAAAGGGGTTAACGCTGAACCTACTACTCATGTATCATCTAACAATAGTTTCTTTAGAGTAGGTAACGGTTCAGATGTAAATGGCGCAAGAGATGACAATTACAATCAAACATCTGTGATTTATTTTGGAACAGATGGTAATGTGTCTGTAGAAGACAAATTCCGTAGAACATATTACATGAACATCAACGGTGATGACGCTTTCGTTTATCTACCTACAGTAGAAGGTAATACATATGTTAATTCTAATATGACATTTACTGCCACAGTGACCGCTACAAGTGTTGCTACTGTGTTAACAAGACTTCCTTTTGCTAATAGCGATCAAACGATATTGGTCAAATATATTAGATCTAATCCTACACTCGGTGTTAGTAGAAAAGGTGAATTAACTATCAACATCACTACAGCTACAACTCCTAACACAGCAGTGACTGATCGATTCTCATATGTGGGCAGTACAGACGGTGGAATCGAATTTACTGCAGATATCAATACAAATACAGTTAAATTATTATATACCAGTACAAATAATTTCGGAACTCTTGAATATCAATATAGTTACCTACAGTAAATGAAATTAGATCTAGCGGAAGATAGGCTGTCTGCCTGGGCCGGGTTCAGACAGGAACTGAATTATTCAGAAACACCACTCGAAGATATCGCAGAGTTTTGGAGCTCAACCAAACTCACTTATTTCAACCCCAACGTTGATCCATACAATTATCCCAGTTGGCCGAACCCTTGGCAAATCATAGCAGATAATCAATATGATGATCTTACTTTGGCATTAATCATAGGCTATACTGTTAAATTAACCGAACAATTTAAAAATAGTAGAGTTGAGATACGCAGCATGGTAGACAATGCTCGAACTAAACTGTATAATCTAGTGTATATTGATGATCAGTACGTACTTAATTATAGCCGAGGTGTAGTCGGCGCCAAAGAAATTCCGGATTCATTTTTCCTGGAAAATCTAGTTGAGCTAGCAAAGCCTAGGTAAATACCTAACCTAACGTACTATCCAAATAAAAAGAAAAAAGGTTTAAAGATGATTACAGTTGTCAAACGCAACGGTGAGCGTGTTCCATTAGATATCAGTAAAATTCAAAGACAAGTAGCCAATGCTTGCCGAGGTATAGACAACGTAAGTCCCAGCATGATTGAAATCAAGGCTCAGATTGAGCTGCATGATGGCATGACCACAGAAACTATAGATGAGCTATTGCTCAAGGCCATGGTCGATCTCATCGACGAGTCCGAGAATCCAGAAATCAATAATGTAAACTACCAAACCGTAGCTGGCCGCCAAAAAGTCAGCATGTTAAGAAAAGAAGTTTATGGAATCTATACGCCTCCCTCACTATACAGTATAGTAAAGAAGAATGTTGAATCGGGGATGTATACTAACGAATTGTTAGAATGGTATACTGAAGAAGAATGGAACATAATTGATCTGTTCATTGATCACGGCAAAGATGAAAATTACACTTTTGCTGCTATCGCCCAATTATCTGAAAAGTATCTGGTACAGAACCGTGCTACTGGACAGATATTTGAAACTCCTCAGATACGATATGCTATTGCCGCTGCCACGGCCTTCCACAGTGAACCCAAAGATAAGAGATTAAAATATGTTAAAGAATATTACGAGTGTGCCAGCGATGGTCATTTCACGTTGGCTACGCCGGTCTTGGCGGGGCTTGGTACTACTACTAAACAGTTTAGTAGTTGCGTACTTATTAGCTCGGATGATACTTTGGACAGTATATTCGCCGCAGGAGAAATGATGGCCAAGTATGCCAGTAAACGTGCTGGCATAGGATTAGAGATTGGACGTATAAGACCTCTCGGCGCCCCTATAAGAAATGGAGAGATCAAACATACAGGTATGATCCCATTCTTAAAGAAATGGTTCGCTGACCTACGTAGTTGTAGTCAAGGTGGTATACGCAATGCGAGTTGTACTGTCACTTTCCCCATTTGGCATTATCAGTTCGAGGACCTTATCGTACTTAAGAATAATCAGGGAACAGAAGAAACACGAGTAAGACAAATGGACTACAGCGTAGTACTCAATGCTATGTTTTGGAATCGTTACAAGCGTGGCGAGAATATGACATTGTTTGATCCAGCAGAGGTGCCAGACTTATATGATGCCTATTATAGAGGCAGCGCAGAATTTGAACAGCTATACATAAACTATGAAAAGCATCCGACAATTAAAAAGAAAGTCGTATCAGCAGATGAGATATTCAAAAATGGCATTCTTAAAGAGCGTACTGATACGGGGCGCATCTATCTTGTCAATATCGACAACGTCATTAACCAAGGTCCGTTTGATACAACACTTGATCCCATATATCAATCAAACCTATGCCAAGAGATACTTTTACCCACGAAACCTTTCCAGAGAATTGAAGATCCAGATGGGAGGATTGCTCTTTGCACTCTTGGCAGCATAAACTGGGGTGCCTTCCGTAACCCACAGGAGATGCGAAAGGCATGTCGTGTGCTAGTGCGTAGTCTAAGTAACTTGTTAAACTATCAAGATTTCCTTTCAATACAAAGCAAGTTGGCCAATACAGATTTTGAACCGCTAGGCGTTGGTATCACAAACTTAGCCTATTGGCATGCTCGCAAGAGTTTCAAATACGGCGAGCCCGAAGCACTGGCTGAAGTCAAGCGTTGGATGGAACATCAAGCATACTACCTAACCGAAACCAGTGTGGAATTGGCCCAAGAGCGTGGCCCATGTCTGCGTAGCGAACACACCTATTACGGTCGGGGAGTATTTCCTTGGGAACGTAGAGCAGCAGGTGTCAACGAACTCACAGACTTTACACCTAGTATGGATTGGGAACCACTGCGTGAGCGTATGAAGAAATATGGTATTCGTAATGCTACCTTAATGGCAGTGGCACCGGTCGAATCTAGCTCAGTTGTTTTAAACTCCACTAACGGGATTGAAATGCCGATGGAATTGATTAGTGTTAAAGAATCGAAAGCTGGATCGTTTGTACAGGTCGTGCCAGAGTACAAACGTTTAAAAAATCGTTATCAACTGATGTGGGATCAAAAGGATTGTGTAGAATATTTGAAAACTTCAGCGGTATTGGCAGCATACATTGATCAAAGTTTGAGTACTAACACGTTCTATAGTCCACGACATTTTAAAGATGGCAAAGTGCCCGGAACATTGATCGCCAAGAATCTAATGCTGGCTTATAAGTGGGGTATTAAGACTATGTATTATAGTTTGATAGATAAAGTAGGTAGTAAGAATGTATTAAACACCCAAAGTGATAGATTAGTAGCAATTGAACCAGTTACTATCTATGGCGAAGATGAAGACTGCGAAGCTTGTAAATTATAAAGGAAACTCATGTTAAAAAAATATGTCACAATTATCGGAGCGGTTGCTGCTTCTCTAGGAATACTAGCATTTATAAATGATCAAATCACAGACTCTGTAACACAATTACCTAATCCTAACATTGAACAGTCAGACAAGATTAACGGAAAGGTACCTCCTAATAAAGCATCTAAAACTATGTTTGAATCTCGTTTGATCACACAGGACGTACTTGATGCCAGAGGAGATCCCACTGGTTGGGTCGTTGTAACGTCTCGTAGTGTACGTGATCAAGGGACACGTAGTCCTATCCATGTACACCCACATGGTGGACAGACTTGCGTAGTATCCGGTGAAATGAGTCTGTATCTTGAAGGTGAAAAAACTATCCAAAAGGCAGGACCCGGTGATTGTTATTGGATGCCGGCTGGTCGTAGGATGAGCGGAGTTAACTCTGCCGATAGCCGTACTATTATGATTGATACATTTGTTGTTCCTAAAGGAGAACAAGTTTGGATCGTAGTCGAACCCGGAATGACGGACGCACAAGATCAATTTGATAAACTATTCCATACAGGACACTAAAATGAAGTTTTTATTTTTTAGAGCTAGCTGGTGTGATCCTTGCAATCGTTCGGCACCGTCTGTATATGAACTATTCAATGAAAATACTGGCGTTCAAGAAAACTTCACACTTGAAATAGTTGATATAGAAGAGCAGCCAGAAATTGCTTCAAGAATGGGAATTCGCGGACTTCCTACATTTGTTGTTACAGATGATAATGGAAAAGAAAGATCTCGTCGTGTTGGTGCTATGCCTAAGCGTAAATTAGTTGAGTGGTTGGAAACAGATTTTAATTCAACTTTGACAATAGCATTGAAAGCACCAATGGCTATGTTAACTTCGATGATGGCCCCAAAGTGTAAATTATAAATTTTAAGGAGAAAATTATGTTAACTGCAATTAAGAAAATGTTAGGCATGACTGCCGGTGATGAAATGCTTGGAAGTATTTCCACTTTTGCTGGTCCTTATGCGCCGGTCGGTTATATGGATTGTGATGGTAGATTAATATCAATCGCTAGTAACAATGCGTTGTATGCTGTTATTGGAACTATGTATGGTGGTGATGGTAAGACAACATTTGCTTTACCGGATCTAAGACCAATGGGCAAAGATGGACAACCAGATACAGGTCACAATCACAGAGTTGATTGGGCCACTCTTGGTATGCCAAGACAAGTGATAGCCGTTTACGGTACATGGCCGAGCCGTCAATAATATGTCAAAAGAACAGTATAACCTAAGTAAGCAAACAAACTATCTAAAACGCAAGATGTTCCTAGATCCAGAGGGTCCCGTAACTGTACAGCGTTTCGAAGAAGTCAAATATCCGCGCATAGCCAAGTTTGAAGAACTGGCTCGTGGTTTCTTTTGGGTACCAGAAGAGATCAGTCTTACCAAAGATAAGATGGACCATAAGGACGCTAGTGATGCGGTTAAACATATCTTTACCAGCAACCTACTTAGACAGACGGCATTAGACAGTATACAAGGTCGTGCTCCGAGCCAAATTTTTAGTCCTGTAATTAGCCTTCCGGAACTTGAAGCATTGGTGAGCAATTGGAGTTTCTTTGAAACAAATATCCACAGCAAGAGTTACAGTCACATCATTCGTAATGTCTACGGCGTACCAAAAGATGTATTCAATACTATACATGATACATCGGAAATCGTAGATATGGCTGCTAGTGTTGGCAATTACTACGACAAACTTCATGAACTAAATTGTTTTAAAGAAGTCAATCCAGGTTCAGTAAGTGAGAAGAGTCACATAAAGGCTATTTGGTTAGCACTCAATGCCAGTTACGCACTGGAGGCATTCCGCTTTATGGTATCGTTCGCTACAAGTTTGGCCATGGTAGAAAACAAGATCTATATCGGTAATGGTAATATCATCAGCTTGATTCTACAAGATGAAATTCTACATGCCGATTGGACTGCGTGGTTAATCAACAATGTGGTAAAAGACGACGAGCGTTTTGCCGAAATAGTAGAAGAATGCCGCGAAGAAGTGTATGCTATGTATATGGAGGTCATAGAAGAAGAAAAGGCCTGGGCAGACTATCTGTTCAAGAAAGGTCCAGTGATTGGTCTCAATGCCACGATCCTAAAAGACTTTGTGGATCACACAGCGTTCGTTAGACTAAAAGAAATTGGCATCAAGTATGCTGAAGAGCATCCGCGATCAAGTCCTATCCCATGGTTCAACAAACATGTCAACATTGGCAAGAAGCAAAGCGCACTCCAGGAAACTGAAAGCACTAACTATGTTATTGGTGTAATGTCAGACATTGTTAGCTATGACGAACTACCAGACTTATAAAAGGAAAAAGAAAATGAAAGCTGTATTATGGAGTAAGTATAACTGCCCTTACTGCGATCAAGCCAAGGCATTGTTAACAAGTAAAGGTATCACATTCGAAGAAAAGAAAATTGGAGATGGGTACAGTAAAGAAGAACTGTTAGAAGCTGTACCTAATGCTAGGACAGTTCCACAAATCTTTATCAACGAACAATTAGTAGGCGGATTCACTGAACTTAGGGAGTACTTAAAATGAGTGAGTATACCATCGATCTCGATGATAGCTTTCAAATACCAGCGTTAACTACGGCACAAATCCCATCGTTATCTTCTATAACAGGCCCATATACTAGTCTTACTTCAGGGCTAGGAGCCAGCGGTAGTCCTGGAACTTATCTAGGAGCCAGCGGTAGTAACGGAACTTATAGTATCGGAACCGCTGGTTCTGTTTTCACCACCAACGGCACCGGCAACGCAATGTGGACAACTAGTCCCTATATAGCCAACGGCAGCACACCGTCATCAATAAAAGTACAAGGTGATGCCGAGTTTGAAGGTAAGGTCATGATAAACAAACGGGATCTCGGCGAGTTTATGGAAGCTATGAGCAAGCGTTTGGCCATACTCGTACCGGACCCAGAAAAATTAGAACACTTCAAGGCGCTACAAAAAGCCTACGATCACTATAAGACTCTCGAAGCCTTATGCCAACTACCAGAAAAAGCTGATGACAAGTGATACCCAAAAGATATCAGAGCTAGAACGTCAGGTCGCACAGTTAACAAAACAACTAGCTGAGTTAAATCAGCGGGTTAGTTTTTTAGAAAGAGAAAACAATCGCCGTAAAAGCGACATAAACACACTAAGTAACAGAAAAGGATAATATGCTATTACAGAAACCAATCACCGCCGGCACAGTGGTTAGCCTAAAACTAGTCAACGGTGACGAGATCATCGCTCGCTATGACGGTGAAGATGCAGACACGATCAAAATCAATCGCCCATTGGCATTGACCATGGGCGCACAGGGACTAGGAATGATTCCCTGGTTATTCCTAGGTGAAACAGAAACATTCAATCTCAAAAGAGAACACGTTTTTGTCATGGTCACCAGTAAGAAAGATGCTGCTGATCAATATACACAGGGAACTACAGGAATAGCACTAAGCTAAAGGGAGAATCATATGCCAACACCAGAAGGTGGCACAACCCCACCAGAAGCAGATGCCATTAGTCTAAAAAGAAGTCTAACTTTATTCACAACCTGGCTCAAAGATCACAAATATACCACAACGGCAAGCGTGGAAATAGAAGGTCAGAAGGGGTCGAGAGAAGCTAGCGGAACGGAACTGATGTTCCAGGCCTTGATAGCAGGAGCGACTTTCGCCGCAGGTTCTCTCGTCGATGCGGTAAAAGAATATAATAAATCGGGACTGTTACCCGGGGATACGTTGGGTATACAACCGGATTACATTCAGTCTGTTGATCCAGAAAC